GAACTCGAGTTCTACGATCTGGTTAGGGGTGCCAACGCGTACTACGCGGAGGTCGCCAACCTGAGCATTCTGGAAGAACTCGTTAACGCAGTTGTAGCTCAGCTGAGGAATGCGTGTGGTGGGGATTTGGCCTCCCAGCAGCACACGGTAGTCATTCAGCGAAGTTACAGGAATGGGCTTGTTGAAAGGGAAGAGGGTTGCAGGAGTGTCCTCTTCTGTTTCCACCAGCATGTAAACTGTGCTGAAGCTGGTGATAGCGGCAGAAGCGGCAATGCCGGCCTGCTCATTGATGTATACGCCAGGAGCGCCGGGAGTTACCCCACCACCCAGTGAAAAAGTTGCCATGAGTTTAGTAACTGGTCCTATTTTTTCTTACAGCGGTGCAGGCTAGGAAGATTCCTACGTGGTCTCCGTGGAGCCGCCAGTAAGACACGGTTGTGCAGTTACTTTTACCCGTCTACTGTACCCCCGTCAGGGATGGCAGATTGTCAAAGGAATATCCATTTACTGACTCTCGGAGAACTACTCCAGCGACTGTGTACTTGCTGAGAGCGATATTATACGCTTCCTGGGTCTCAAACGGGAAGATTGCGTCCGCTTGACTACCCTGGGGCAGGTTGAATACGAAAGAAGACTGTTTCAGTCCGTTGCTAGACTGAGGTGTAGGTAAACGCAACTGTGCCCCAATAGGGGGCAATTCAGTTACGTTCCATTGAGGATTCTCTTCCAGAACAGCACGATACTCCAGGGAATCCGTGTAGAACAGGTATCCCAGTTTGCGCCAAGTAAATTGTTGCTGAAACGGAAGAGAAATCATAATCAGGCCATGTTACGTGAACGAGCAATCAAACGAGCACCGATAGAAGTGCCACGGGTGAGTTCGAAGTTCTCCTGCTTAGCAACTTCACTAGCTGCTTTTTCCAGGGCGACAGGGTTGGAAGGCACAAAGGCGTCTTCCTTGTCTGATTTCCTGGCTAGTTTAGCACGGACATCGGTCTGAATCTTTTCAGTCGGGGCGGCTTCGGGGGCGGCCACAGGCTCGTCGGAAGGGGTTTCCAGTTCAATGTTAACCGGAGCGGCTTTTTCAGCCTCTACCTTAGCGGGTGCCCCTGCTGCGGAGGTCTTAGCCTTGGCGCTGGAGGTTTGTTGTGATTTGGAGGTTGTCATGATTAACGTTTGGGGGGAAGAATGTTTTTCCAGGCTATTGGAACTATTTGCTCTAGGGACTTATCCGGGATGCCCACCCAGGGGCGAGCAGGCATCTTAGAAGTGCCAAACTGATGATAGGCGCCGTAAGAAGTGGTTTTAACCTGGAAACCTTGTCGCCAGGGTTGAATGACGGCGCCATCTTGCATAGCACCACTTGCCCTTAGGATAGGGGCTCCGGGCCATTGTTTTTGTTTCCTATCACCGTATTTTCGGGAAAGGGGGAACCAGGGCCTTCCCGTAGTGGGGTCAGACTCAGTGCGCCAAGGGGCTTGATGGTCTTTTAATAAGACGGGAGCCCACTCAACCTGAGTTGGTTTCCACCAGTTGAGGTTGAACGGTTGCTCCGGCAACCCTGTCACCGTAAATTTAAACACGGCTACCTCCGGGATGCCTTCTTCATTTGAGATTCCTGCTGCTCGGCGTGTTTGTTAACGATGCTAATCATCGTCAAGATTTTACTGATAGGTTGACCCTCGAGCCAATCCATGGAGCTGTCCCAACGTTGTTTGCACAAGTGATAGGAAGCCTCCATCCAGTTCTCAACGGTCATTATCTTTTCGATCAATAACTCGTTGACGACCCAATCGAGAAGTTTTTTGGCCTGAGAGACACTGAAGTCGTCTAAGGAAGAGTCCTCCAGTGTTATTCTGTCTAGAAGGGGCAGAACACTCTCATCTTTATCCCTCAGGATTTGCGCCAAATAGAAATCTTTTGGGCAGACCTCACGGAGGTGAACCGGAGGGTGATTATCTACGAAGACTAGGTAGGTAAAGTCCTCCAGGTCTTCAACTCTTAGTTTGGGTCCGAGTCGTCATCACCATTGGCTTTGGCTACCAGCTCACTGAGCTTGCGGAAGTCGCGAACACCAAGGTCGAGGATCTCTTCGTAGGTGATTTTATCTTCACCGACGATGAGTCGCTCAATGATCTTCATTCCTTTCTCCACGTCTCCGGCCTTGCTAAGGTCTTTCTCCATGAAGATAAGGTCACGACCGGTCATCTCCCGGATTGTGATTTCTCGGCCGTCAGTCAGCGTGACGCTGAAGGTGGCCAGAGGTTTTGCGGTTTTCTTGATTGCCGGTGTGGTTTCCACCGCGTCGTTAGAAATGGTCCTCATTGGTTGTTAAGGTAACTTGGATAGTTTTACCCGCTGGCCATAAAGACGTGCCTCCAGTTCCAGAGTGCCTTCGCCTGGCGGGAGATTTAAGTACAGTGCGTTTGCTATTTTCCAGCTGACTTCGGCGTCCTCAAGGTGCCCGGCCTCCAAACGGTCTTCAACGTCCGTTAGCCAGAAGTCAATTGTCTCCCTTCGAAACTCGGGGTCTAGGGGAAGTGGGAAGGCCATTAGAGTGCTTGTGCCATCCTGAGGATTTGACTTTCATCGTAGTACTCGCTGTTGTACGCACAGTTTACCGAGGAAGGAATTTCCCTGCCCCGCTTGTCGTAAGGGATAAGCAGGAAGTAAACCCCTGCCACCCCCGAATAAAGTTGGTAGGAGGCGAAGGACACCCGCGATTTGCGTGACTTTTTCATTTGACTGTTCTCCGATTGTTTGGGTTTGTGTGATCGATGCCTTTGCCTTGTTGATACCTAGAGAGTCCCCCAGGTGTCGAGATGTGCCCTGTCTTTGTACATTGCACTCTCTTGCTATTCAATAGACTCGCATTTTTGGACTGGACCTCCGGGTTGCAGAATCCCGTTTTATTTTCGGCATTCTTTTTCCCCTGAGTTTTTCCCCCCTTGACTCCACCTTTTCTGCCGTTTTGTTGCATTTTTTCTAAACTCTGCCCGCACACCCCTTCACGTTGGGCAACGCATTGCTCACCTCTTGTTATTCCTCCTTGGCGGCGACCTTCGTCAGTCAAGAAGTTTTTCTCCTTGCCCCTCCTTTTCGCCTCCTCTAGCACCCTGTTCCTGAGATCAGGGTCTAAGTATACCCAACCTTCGTGCCTGAAGTCAAACCATGCGCCACCATTTATAAAGTCCAGGGCATGTAGTTCACAGTGCTCAATGAAGTCCATCTCACACAAGTTGAAAGAGTCGTCTGACCCTCCCCTTGATTTAAACTGAATGTGATGAATGTGTTTCATATGATTCCCTTTTGTATTGCATTATAGCGTGTTGTCAGTTTTTGTATAGCGCCAATCTCAGACAACTCTTGCATAGTATATTCGGCACCTGGAGGTTCATTTTCTCCTTTCAAGTTCGAGGGTGTTACGGTTTTCTCCCTGGGTGACTTACGTAGACGGTCATCAATCGCAACGCTAGAGAAATAGGCGCGAGACAAAGGTAACTCAGACATATCCAGAGATGAGTGGAATAGTGACCAAGTATACATATGAGCGATTTGAAACAGTACGGCAAACTGCTCTGCGTATTTCTCAGGAGTTTGGAACCAGATCTCGTCGTGGATACTGAGTACGAAGCGACAAGGAATCTTGTATTCATCTGCCAACCAATGAACAGCAGTGAGCATGATTGACAGAATCTCAGCACCCGAAGACTGAATAGTCCAGTTGACTCGCCCAGTTTTAAAGTCGTCACCCACAGCGGAAGGACGCATAGCGGTTGAGATCTTCGTACCCAGGCAAGGCAACTGAGGTACCCGTGTCTTCATGGCAATCTGTTCCATGAAGTTGAAGCAACCTGAGTCCAGACCAGACTCATAGAGTCCGTTCTTCTGCACACCTTTCTTCTTCTGAATCAGAGTGAAGGCGAGTTTTTTCGCCTCGTCAGGTGTCTTCTCAGGGTATTTGCGACGGATGTAGTTCTGCACACCACGGACGCCAGCACCGTACAGGATTGCGAAACCCACAATCTTGGCGGTGTCACGGTCCACGCCGCAGACCTTTGCAAGGGCACTGTGCGGGTCTGTGCCTGCCTCCTTGGACCCGCTGAGCACGTTGTACCCGAAGGGTGAGCAACCGACGTGCCCTCCCTCCCACTTATCGCTGTAGATGGACGCGATTTGCATCTCTTGACCGTCGAAGTCAGCGCCGACAATCTTCCACCCTTCAGGTGCCTGCACTCGAGTTTTCAACTCGGTGCCGATACGCCAGTTTTTAGTGGAGCACATTGTCACCATCAGCGACTCCACAGTGCGACGAGTAACAGTGCCGTGACAGAGGATCTCAGGAACAGTAACCAGCGCTTCTGCACCGTGAGGGTTGTGAGCAGGCAGGAAGATTCGGTCCATGACCCGCTTACGGACCGAAGTCCAGTAAGAGACTGCGTTGGCAATCTCAAGTGCCCTCTTCGCCTCAGGGAGGTCACTGCTCAGGCGACCCACAGCCATATCGTCGACGAAGTCCTTGCTAAGCACACCGCCAACGTTGTCACCTGTGCCCTTCGGGTGTGGAATCTTGGTCAGTTTCCCTTCATCACTGTGGAAACACCAGCCACTGTCCTTCGTGTAGACCATCGGTGTACCCTCCCACTGAAGTTTCAGCAGCAGGTGTGCCAACCTGGACTTTACGCCGATAGGGGTTTCAGGGTCTTTGATATAAGGGCGCACCCACTCAGGGATGTGGGCGTACTTTCCCTTAACCGCCTTAACTTCCCAGTCCAACTGGCACAGCCAAGGATCGCGAGCAACCCAACGGTCTGCTTTGGACGGATCGTTGAGGTACAGCGCCTTCCACTCCTCGTAACAGGACCACACCAGGTCCTTACATAGTTGGGTCATCTCCTCGTTATGCTCGTGGAAGACTTTCTCCACGTTCTGAATCCACTCTTGCCAGTCAGGCACCAGAGGCACAACTGAACCGTTCAGGTGATAGTGACCGCAGAGTGCCACGAGCGACGGTGTGGAGTCAAGATACTTGGGCCACAGCGCCTGGAAGAGTTCGGCGGTGTAAAATGCGTCCTTGACAGCGTAATCCAGGGCGTCAACCAACACCTGGCGAATCTGAGAAAGATTAGTTGCTTTGACGAAGATATCGCGAACAACTTTATCACTGGCACCCAACTCAGTGACATTCTCACCGAAAAACTTGCGAACCGCCGCAACGTGGAAGTTATAGCACTCTACCAGGGAGTTTGTGCTGCCCTCGTCAAGCCACTTCGGTGCATACCTTAGCTTGCGCTTCTCTTCTTCCGTGAGTTCATCAGGATCTTTACCCGCCAGAACGTAAAGCCAACGTTGACCGCCAGCAAGACCAGACACACCAATATGGGCGGATAGTGTGTCAAAGTAGAAATTCTCAGGTTTAACTCGCTCAAGACTGTAACCCTCCTGTGCACGGACACGGTCATAGCTGATGTTGTGTCCAGCGATGAACTTGTTCTCACCGATAGGGATCAAGTCATGCTGCATCCAATCTTCCTCAGGAATCGTTGGATCAATCAGCTCAGCTGCTAGCCAGATATATGTCGCCTTCTCACTTACTGCAGTGCCAATGATAGGGAAGGCACCGCCATGCACGTAGGTCTCGGTGTCGAACGTAAAAGCGTCTTCCTCAGGGTATTCGACACGTTCAGTGTACCACCCACCGGCGGCTTTATTCTCCACCCACTCGTACCGTGTCCAACCTGACTCAAACTTGAAAACCTCAGGCGGGGGCAAAGTAGGCAGTTTGCACTTCGCAAACACATCAGCTGCGTCCTTGTAATGACCGATCTGGTCCTTAGCAATGGACTCGAAGTGTTCACGCAAAAAATCACCCCTCAAGTCAGGCAATGGCAGGGGGCCATCGTACAGACCGGAAGGGTGATCTACAGGAACAGGGATATTGAATTGACCTAACAGGTTCTCAGCCTGTCGCACAGAGTTACGGTTCATCGAAAAGGGTTTGCCCTTACCGAAGATCTTGCTGTGAAGATCATCAGAGAGGACGGGGTACCCGAGAGTTGTCTTCTTCATGGACGAACGATCAATTTTCATGTAAGTAGTATAGGGGCGGTTGCTTCTAGTAAATCACCTGCCGATGGCGACGCTGCTTCCACCACCACCACCACCACCGGTGGGGGTCGCTTGCAGGTTTCCGATGGGCGGTTGTGTCAGACTGTCGCCTGCAGGGTAGATGAAGGAGTAAGCGATTGCCTGCTGGTTGGCGTTAGGGGGGTCAAAGGCACTCACCTGAGTTTGAGAGAAGCGACGGGGTGACTGCGCCCAACGGGGCTCAGCACCCGTGCCTGAGTCGGGAGTTACGGTGGAAACCGGGACGTAGAACCCGCTGCCCGAGGGGAGTCCGGGCGCTTCTAAGGAGTCTCCGGGGGTGTAGCCGGTTCCAGGGTTGACCAGGGTGAAACTCGTAACGGTGCCCCCAGTGCCAACAGCGTCGACTTGGCCGACGCCTGTTCCAGGAGTAACGGTGAAGGTGTCCCCCACTCGGTAACCGGTTCCACCAGTTGTTACAGAGGTCACTTGTACCAGGAAGCCATTGTTGCTCCTGCCTTGAACCCTCAGTCCGGACCCTGACCCGGTCAGAGTAACTGTCGTCCTACCGGCGAAGTTCACGTTGTTGGAAGAATACCCAGTGCCAGCAGACACGAACGACACGGCGCTTGCAGGACCCACTTCAACACCGACGGGAAGGGTTACTACAATGTCCGCTGTTGCGCCTGACCCTGTGCCACCGCTGAGCGCCTCTCCCAGGTAGGTGCCAGCGTCGTAACCAGACCCTGGTGAGATCCATCCGGTTGTGGCAATACTGCCGGTCTCCTGGGTGAAGGAGTTGACCCGGTACCCAAACATTGCGGGGTCGCCGGGGTTGACGCCGTAACCGTTTGGTTGGAGGTTGGTGTAATACTCCATGGAGTTGTTTTGCCACGACCGGTACGATGGCGCCAGGATATTCCCGTACTTCGCCAAGTCCGAGGGACTTAGAAACGACTTCACAAGTTTTGTCATTTGGACGGCACGAGGGTTCATGCTCACTTCCTTCACACGTAAACTGATTTTACCCTCTTAGTCGAACACGTAGTCGAAGCACAGCGGTCCGGGGTTCTCGTCGTAGAGACCCAGTTGCCTCGCTTCATTAACCTCCTCTAGTTGGTCGCGGTTGTTGTTCAGTCTGCGATGAAGACGAAGACGCCACAGACAGTAGTCCTTCGCGTTGCGAGGGGTGGGGTTAGCCAGGT